ATGAGAATAGGCAATGCCATCAATAACAACAACTTCAAGAAAAGGATAAACTTCCCAGTCTTGATACGGTAGGTCATCGGTAGAAATAAGGCCATCTAGCTTCCTATCGTTGTTAATTGCTGTATTAATACGTGCTTCGTGATTGCCAAGCGTTAATACCATGCGAGGGCGATAAGTCTTTTCTTTTAACTTCCTACGCTTGTCGTTATATTCATATAAAGGGGTCAGCAAGGCATCCATAGCTTGACGTGCCGCCCAAATATCTTTTTGATAACTCCTACCCTCAAACGACTTTTTACCTACGTCATAAGAGCTTAAAGACTCCATATCAGCAAAATCGCCTATACAGATAATTACATCAGGTTTCTTATCGACAATGTATTTGCCGATACAGGTTAAGAATGTAAAATCATTGCCGTCTTTAGCTTGCACGTCAGGCAATACGAAATGTGTCCTAGTGGGGTTGGTCGGGTAGCTCATAATAAAGTTGCAAATCCTCATCAGAAAATAGCACTATTTTAGTACCATCCTCTAGATACATGAAAAACTCATCGTTGTCAATACCTGCTTCAACAATTGTTTGACCTACAGCACGTTCTATTAATGACTCTACCGCTTCTTGCTCATCGTTCATTTGTCAGCCTTGTGGTCTAGTTTCTCAAAAATACGATTAAGTGATGCTTCTATTCTGTCTAGTCTACTCTCTAAATCTTCCTTACGGACATAGTGTGTAGGTAAATCCACTTCAATTTGTTTAACATCTTGTTTAAGTTCTTGAACTGCATCCCATAACTGTCTAGCAAACCAGCCTAGAACAGATAAGACTGCACCTATGATAAGGTTAATGATGGCTTGGTCAGTCATGGTCTACTCGTATAAAATGTTGATTGAGCCAGCATCAAATGTATCTGTGCTTGTTGTAGTAATGCGAACTCTATCTAATGCAGCAGATAATGACGGAGATGTACCTCCGCCAAAATTAGAAGCATTAGTAGCATCTGTTCTTCCCATTGTATGATTTGCAACATAAGTAGTGCCAGTTATTAAGCTAATTGTCATAGTTCCATGTAATACTTGTGAGGCATTATTTGACCATATAACAAATCCTGCTGTACTAGATACACCATTGCCAGATGCCCCTGCTGTTACGCCTGTACTAGAATATCCTGTTGTGCTAACAGAACCAGAACCAATTTGTACTAAAATGTTGGCAGTAGATGATATTGATACACCACTAAAAATTACAGTAATACGTTTAGCCCATGATGGAATACTAGTAAAATCTTTTGATGCACCACTCGTTGTTGCTTGAGCAGTCATTGATGTTAATTTGTTATTTGCTGCGCTAGTCCATGTAGTTCCATCAGATGTTAATACGTTACCAGTAGTGCTTGGTGCAACAAATGATGGTGCAGAAGTGCCATTACCTAAAATAACATTGTTTGCTGTTAGTGTTGCTAGTCCTGTTCCGCCATTAGCGACTGCAAGCGTACCTGCAAGGGTTACTGCTCCTGTTGTTGCTGTATTTGGTGTTAAGCCTGTTGTACCTGCGCTAAATGAGCTAACATTAGCAGTATTTGGATTTAGCAATTGAAATTGTGTGCCATCGTAAACTACTTGAACTACAGCGTTTATAGCAATGTCACCAGATACCAAAGCAGTCGTGCCATTTTTAGTGACAGACTTAGCACCAATAGCATTAATGTTTAGCGTTACTGCGCCTGTATTGCTTGCCGCCGCTACGAAAAAGAAGCGTTGACCTGTTACATAGGTTGACATGCCTAAAGCTGCTGTAGCCGTGATTGTGTTAGTTCCAGCAGGGCTTGTTAGAAAAGTAAAAGCTGAATCTTGCACTTGACCTGCACTAGCGTATTGATTACGAACTGTCGCATCTGCTACGTTAGTATGCTTATAGCCACCCATAGGCAAATTGCCTGTAGGAGTCGTTTGTCCATCTGCTGAAAGAGAGCCTGTAAGAGCAGTAGCAATGTCGTTAAACGTGTTATTGGTAGTGGTTGATGATATGGTAGTGCCTGTGACTACAGGATTACCTGCTGGCAGGTTATATGTGCCTGAACCGTTACGTGCCATTTATTGCTCTCCTTGATTTTGTGCTGGAACAGATAACATTCCACCTTGAATTAATTTTTTCAGCATTTGACCTTTTTCAGAAGGTAATTTATTAGCCAAATCCATAAGTCTTGCTGCTTCTTGTGGATTTAATAAAGCTTCAGCAAGTTTTTGCTGTAATGCTTGATTTTCACCTTTCATTAAATTACTTGGAGATAATAAATTAAACCCTAATGGAGCATGACTTAATAAAGCATCAATTGTTTTTATAGTTGCATTAGTTAATTTTGGCGTTGCTGATTGATTAATTAAACTATTCATAGCTAAATTTTGAAAAGTATTAGAGCCAACACCTTTGCCAAGTACGTCTGCATTTGATTTTCTAGCTAAATCTCTACCAACATTAGTTAATGTTTCCATTTGTTGAGGAGTCATTAATTTTTCAATTGGTTGCTGAAATCCTGTAGCTTGTTTAACTGTTTGCAATGAATCTGTTAATGCTTTTGCATATTTAGCTGCTGTTTCTTGTCCTAAAGCACCAAAATTACTTATAGCAGGTTCAATTTTACTTAATAAATTTTGGCCTACTTTCATTTGATTAATAGGCTTGCTCATTTCAGCAAATTTATTATTAGCTTCTAAAAATCCAGCACTTTGATTGTCTAGCCATCCCATGTAATCTTTTTTTAATCCCATTAATTCAGCTTGTAAAGGACTTCCAGGCACAGCATTTTTAATTTGTTCATCAATACCTTTTTTAAGGTTTAATAAATCTTCACCTTTAATCCGCCTGCCAACAACAGTTTCAGCAGGTTTTGGCAATTCTCCCACTCCTATTTTTCCAATTAATTCACCAAATTGCTGTGGAGTTTGATTGTATTGTTTTAATTGAGATTGTTCAAAAGCATTATAATTTAATGGATGTGCTTTGCTTCCGTTAATTTCATTGTGAATAAGATTGGTTAAAGTTTCAACACCGCCGTCTACTTCATTTAATGCTGTTGGTGGCAAATATCCACCTTCTACAGCTATTTGAACCGCATCATCTAAACCACGGCCTTTTTTAGTAAACAAACCTACTGTAGCGCCAGATTTTCTAGGCACTTTTTCACCCGTTACATCTAAAATATGTTCAGTATTAATGCCACCAGTTTTCTTTAAATAACCAGTAATTCCCATAGGCTCTTTTTCAAGACCTACTTTTTTAGGCATAGCTTCTACTGTTTTAATTAATGATGGAATTTCATGTTCACTTATTTGACCATATTGAGGAGGTTCAATTACAGGAATATCAAATTTAGTGCCACGAATTTTTGCAATTTTTTGAGCTTCTTGTAAAGCTCCTGAAGAATTCATCCTTACTAATAAATCATTTAATTCATTGCCACCAATAATATGAGTTTCGCTAAAAGCTTTATACATAGGCTCTGTAATTGTTTCTCTAGCTTTTTTAGATGCCTCTAATGCTGCTGAATCTTTAGCTATGCTTTCTATTGCACCAATTCTTGCTGCTTTTTGCTCTAATTCTCTAGTTGTGTAATCTGATGGAAAAGCTGATTTAGCTGCACGTTGCAATGCTGATATACCGCCACTTTCAGCAACTTCTGCAGCAGTAGGTTTGCTGCCGGCAATAAGCTCTTGTGCCATTTTTAATCTTTGAGCAACTGCTGGCGCTTCTTTTCCTGAAACTGATTGCAAAGTTCTACCTACAATATTTTGTTTTCCTGATTCAGTTAAAGGTTCAATAATAGATTTTACAGTTTTTGCAGTTCCAATTGTTGCAGGAACAATTCCACCACTTAAACCACCCATTGCAATATTTTCAGTACGACTTTCATTGCCAATTGTAGGTTGTAATGCACCATAAGCTGCACCATAACCAATACCACCTAAAGCAGACGTTCCTCCAGGTAAAAACGCTAATGGCAATGCAGTAGCAATTCCACCAGCAATAGCGCCCACAGGAGCTTCACTAGCAATTACACGGTTTTGACGTATTTTAGATGTATCATATTCTTTTCTAGGCAATGGTTGAGAGCCTGTATATGGAATAGGAGATATTTCGCCTGTTTGTGGATTTTTAAATTGATACGGAGTAGTTATTTCATGCGCTAATTGCTTTACACCTTCTACTAAATTAGATGGCCCAGTCATTGCGCTTTCAAGATTGCGTTGCAACCAATTTTCATTTTGCAAGCGTTTACGCAAAGCAACATCTTTTGTTTGTTGAGCATTAATTTGTGAATAATTTATATTGCCTGATTCTTCTGTTTTAGCTTCTTTATATGCTTGAGCAACAGTATTAAATTCAGGCGTACCTTTTTTAGATTGATTTGCTACAATCCATTGTGCGTAATCATCTGCATTTGCCATATTATAATCCTAAAATTGCATCAGCTTGTGAACGTGCAGCACTTGGCGCACCTTGTGGTTTAATTGAAGGTGATAAGTATTTATCAAAATCTTTTAAATTTGTTGATTGTTCATATTGTTGACGTAAACCATTTAATTGACCGTGCATTAAATCTTTATAAGTATTAATTACACCACGTAATTGAGCTGGGCTATTTGCTGATTGAATAGTTCGTGCAGCTTCTTCACGGTCTGCAACACCACCACCAGAACCAACAACAGCTTTTACAACTTCATCTGCTACAATCTTTTTAGCTGCATCAAAATTAACTGGAGCTACTTGACCTGTTTGTGATTTCCAAGCATTAGCGGCTTTGTTTAACAATTGTACATTGCCTGTACCAAGCGCATCTGCAAGGCCTCCAAGCGTATCTAAATGGCTTGTAGCTACATTTAATGAACGAACTGTACTACCTAACTTGCCTGTATTAAAATCTTGAACGGCTTTCTTTTGATTGCCAAAACTAGCGCCACTAAAATCAGGATTCATATCTTTTACACGGCTCATTACTTGTTGACCCCAAGGCGTTTTCATAGCAAACCCACTTAATGGCTGAATTTGACCACTTGCTATCATTGATGCTGTGTTTTCTACGCTAGTTCTATCAACAGGAGCTTCAGGTTTAAATGCAGGGCCAGATGCAATTGTTGACCATGTTTGTGTATTAGGATTAAATTGTTGCGTAACTTCATTTGAGCCTTGACGCATATTTCGAACAATAGGCGCTTGTAAAGGTATATTAGTTTCTTTAGCAATAGCAGCTTTATATGTTTCTCTACGAGGGTCATTTTCTGACAACATATTCATTTCTTCTGTCAATTTTCCAATATTAGATAAAACAGTACGGTCTGGTTTATTAGGAACTTCAAATAATTTTTCGCCTTTACGATTAAATCCAACAGAACCTGGCGATGCAATAATAGGCGCTTCTTCTTTGCCATATTGCGACATTTGATTTTGAATTAATTGTGGCGCAAGTTCAGGCATAGCTGATATAGCTTTGGCCATAAACTCTTGTTGATTGTATGGTTGACGAGTAGTCTGCTCTACGCCAGGCATATTGCCAGCTTCGTTATAATCCACAGACGCAGTAACTTCTTTACCAGCCAACAAATCGGCTAATTTAGCTTGTTTAGCTTTTTGATACTCACCAAATTGATTTAGCGCTTCTTTTTCTTTTTTATTGCCTTGATACGCATTAATGCCACTAGCTAAATATTGTGTCCATGATGGTGCTACATAGTGGCCTGATACCATTTGACCTTGCGGCAGTTCTTGTTGCTGCAATGCTTCAGCCATTTTAAGTCTGCGTTTTAACTCCATTTGCATGGCAGTATCGTCAGCAGGAAGTGCTGTTTCTTGCATAGGTGCTGTATTGTTGCCAAATTGAGGCATATAATCCATAAAAGCCATGTTAGTATGCTCCTGCAATTGCTTTGCCAGCGTTCATTAAACCACCAAAGAAACCTGCTGTATTTGCATTGTTTGCATTGTTTGCTGCTAATTGAGCATTGTATTGTGCGCCTGTAGCGCCAAGAATATCAGCACCATTTACGTTAGCTTGTTGAGGTACGCTTACATAATTAGGATTTTGCACTTGTGAGCCTGTACGCAAAGCATTAATGACGTTAATAGGCTGCATTTGATTATATGCTTGTTGATTAAATGCTTGTTGATTAGCGCCCATGCCTACATTCATTCCACTTGTAATAGCACCAAGTTGACGGTCATTTTGACCCATTTGCAATGTACGTTTAGCGTTGTTATAAGCCTCTGTACCTTGTGCAATACCTTGATTGGCTAATTGTGCATCTGACATTTCATTTTCTTGTGAAATTTGAGGTGCAAGTCTACGCATAATGGCGTCAGAGTATGTCTCGCCTGGATTAATGCCGATTTGTGGTAATGATGACATGTCAACGCCTGGCTTTGCCAATAAACCGCCAGCGTAATCTAAACCTTGTTGCGCTGTGTTTAACAAGCCTGAACTTAACCCTTGATTTTGTTCTAGTATTTTTTGTTGTGCAGGTGTTAGCGTTTGATTGGCTGTATACATATCATTGCCGTAAGAATCTTTACCGCTAATTTTGTATGTTAAATTGCCATAAGGCGTTACTTGATTGACTCGATTAGCAGCAGCAGTAGCACGAGCAGCTTCTAAATTGCCAGCAGCAGTTTGTTGAGCAGCGCCAACATAATCAGGCGGTGGTGGTGCGTCTGATTTTCCATTGTATCCAGGATGTTTTAATACACCATAACTAAATTTACTATTGAACATTTATCTACTCCAGTTAAGCATTTTGCAGTTTTCAGGCCATAAAGTCATGATAAGCATATCACCGTTGCGACCTGCGTCTTTTAAAGTTGTTTCTATTACAAACCCAATCTTGTGATTAAGTTTTATTGCTTTATGGTTATCAGCTTCAACGGTAGCGGTAAAACGTTTAACCTTGCATTGATTAAAAATATAATTAGCTATTGCAAACCAATATTCTCTTGTAGGCGGTGAATCAATGCGCTGATGACCAAACATATTATTACCGTTGTAATTCTCAAACGCTGTGCCAGCAACAATAATACCATCTACCTCCCATCCAAGAGCAGTCATGCCTTCAGTAAAAGCACCAATCTTTTCCATAACCCAGCGAGCAACGTGTTCGCCTTGAACAATCATAA